CCTTCGTTGCCACCAAGGCGGTGCCGATCGGCACCGTGCTCGGCAGCTTCGCGGAGGGCAGCGACGAGGTATTCATCGACGGCGCCGAGCTTGTGGCCGGCACGGTCTACGGCATCTCGGGCCCGGCGATTGGCGATGCCGGCGAGTTTCCGGTGCAGACCGCCTTTATGACCTGGGACGCAGGCTCCGGATCGGGCCTGATGTGGGCGCTGGTCGCGACGAAGCTGGTCGATGATGTCAACGCCTACACCATCGAGTCGCGGCCGGTCACCGCCACCGAGGCCGGCGACTTCCCGGCGCAGCTCAGCGGCGTGCCAAGCGGCGACTGGTACAGCATCACCGGCATTCCTGCCGCCTCGCTGTCGAGCCTCACAGAGGGGCTTTCCTACAATGTCAGCGGTAACGGCATCCCGGTCGGCGCCACCTTTGTCGCGCCCGCCAGCGGCGCCACGGCGCTCACCATCGACCAGCCGGCAAGCTCGGCCGAGCTCGGCGACATCCTGACGATCACCGGGCCGCGCACACCGAACGCGCCGTTCGACCCGGTGCTGCACGCGCGCTTCGACGAGGACGTGATCAGCGTCGAGATCACGCAGTCCGAGGGCGACTTTGCGACGCTCACCGTCGGGCTGAAGAACCCCGGCGTCGGCCTGCTCGCGGCCGGGCGCAACTTGTGGTGCTGGCTTAGTTGGGATCAGGCGTGGACGCCCGAAGGCGGCGAGGCCCCGGATCTGGTGCCGCTGTTCAACGGCCGCTTGGTCGGCATACCGCGCCTCGCAGCCGGCGAGCTGGTCGAGCTGCAATTCCTCGCCCGCCCCGACGACTACAACGCCCAGAAGACCGCGCTCGCGGCCTCGCTACAGGTGCTGCCGTACTGGGATCCGGTGTGGCTCGCCGCCAACATCTCGGCCGACACGGTGCTCGAAACATATTCGGCGCTCTGGCACATCGACCGCACGACGCTGGCGCTGTCGATCAGCGACATCATCCAGGGTGAGAACGGCACGGTCACGATCGCCGAGGATCAGGCGTTCTATGAGAATTTCAGACTTTCCTATGGCGAGCCGCCGCTGATCGCTACCACCGTCAAGGGCACGGTGTCGTGGTCGCAACAGGGGCAGGGCATCATCGACGTGACGCCTAACCTCGTGCGGGCCTTCGATGCGGTCGGCGCGGCGCCCTACGGCATGCTGCCCTACGCGCTGTTGAAGACCTATCCGCTGTGGCTGCGAGGGGGCGGCAGCGGCATGATCCAGGCGCTGTATGGCGATGGGCTCCTGAACAGTTGGCCGACGCCCGGCACCACCATCGGCGGCGGCTGGTCGCTGAGCAACCTCACCGATAGTTCCGGTAAGCCGCTGTGCTTTATCGAAGAAGCCACAGCCAACAACAAAGGCGGCTGGCTGTCGCCGCAGGTCTACGGCGTTCAATACACGGCAAAGATCAATACGGTCACCCTAGGAACCAATGATGCCGAACCCAAGGACTCCGAGCTCGTCCTTAGCCAAGGCCTGTCGCGGGTCGTGCTGTCGTTTCCGCTCCAGACCTACAACATCAGAATGAACGTCGAATATCGCGCCGACCGGCCGCGTACTGAGACGGTGAGCGCTGTGCTGACGGCGGATGTGCAGCGGGTGATTTCGGACTCGGCCGATTCCGACCGTGAGAGCATAGAACTCACGTCCGATTTTGTCGGCCAAGGCGTCGACCCCGGCGGCGGCGTGCCGATCGGCGACCTCGCCTATAAAAGCTATTTCCAAACCGACCGCGGCACGGCGAGCTTCGAGTACATGCTGCTCGCGGCTCGCGCCAAGATGCGGGCGCGGGCGCGCTCGGTCGAGGTCGGCCTGGCGGTCGATTGGCGCACCGCGCTCGACATCGGGTTGCGCCACAGCATCACGCTGCTCGACCGCCGCCTGCCGGGCGGCAGCGCCACCGGCAAGGTCAAGAGCTACACCTTGCGCTGCGCCGATGGCGTGATGCTGGGCGAATTTACGATCGGCTGCACGATAGGCAACGGCACGCCCAGCGTCGCTGCCATGGGGGAAAATACTTATGTGGAGGACGAGTACGTCGAGCGCGGCTGGCAGGTTGTGGCGGGCGCGCAGTACACGCTGATCGAGGATGAGCTCGCCTATGAGGCGCTTGATAGCTTTGTTGTGGCCGACGACGGGATCAACCTCTCGTATTTCACGGCTGACGAGGCGGTTAACTACTGCACCGTAGACGACGGGCTGGAAAAACAACTAACCGAGCTCGACAAATATCAAGACACCATCGCGCCGACCAACGGGGACCCGCTAACCAAGGCGCGCGAGCTGACGACCACCGTGACGCTGGATCTGCGGCCGGTGCAAGGCTCGGAGTTTCATACCAATTTCTTCCCGGCAGTGACGCAGTTGTCGTTGCCGAAGACGATCGACCTGGCTGCGGAGTAGGGCGCGATGCCGCACGGCTTCGAATTTATCGTTCGGCCTTATCAATCACCGGATTCACTCGGCAGCAACGTCATCCCGGCGACCCCGCGGGGCACCCGCGAACGCGCTCACCTGACCTGGGGCGGCAAGGGCACGATGCCGTCGGTGCGGTTTACCGACGTGGATTTCAATACGGTTACGCGCAAAAAGGATATTGTGAATACCGAGAAAGACCGCGAAAGCGACATCGTCCGCATCGAACAGCCGGGCAAGCCGGAAAACTACGTCGATGTCGCGCGGGCGAGAAAGGTTAACCTCGACAGGAACGAAACCGAGATATCGCCGCAAGAACTCGCCGAGCGTCAGTACACCGCGAGCGGGATCGATCGGAGATTGGACCCGTACAAACCGAATATCAACCCGCCACCCAACAGCAATGTGACGAAATCGACCGGCCCGGCGACCTGGAACATGAAGAACCAACAATAGATGGCGGTCTTTGTCGAAGACCCGTGGTCGCGCATCGTGGCGGTGCATTGGGCGGACGACGGGCCGCCGGACCCTGGTGATGGAGGCACCGCGTGCGGCAACGGGTGGTTTCCGTTTGGCGGGTGGTTCCCTGGTGGGGATGGGTTCCCGGCGCAAGCGACCGACCCGCCGGCAAATCTTGAGTATTCCAGAGGAGTGCGGTGGAACCCTTTGGTCGCGAACAGGCCGCCCGAGACCGATCCGTATCTGTTTTTTATTCCTGGCAGTCGCGCCACAAGTGCCAGGATAAGTGTCGTCTGGCAGGGCATCGTCCCTCCCGTCACTGGTACGCCTCTCGTGGCGGGGCTGTGGTTATTTCCGGGCCGGCTGCCTTATCCGCCCTATGAGGATTCGTCAGGGCACCCGCCTCCTAACCCGCCGCCGTTTGATCCAGACTTGAGCGCCGAAGTGGTCGGCTCAGGTATTCTGACCCATGCAATGACGCCGCCCACGAGCATGACGATCGTTGCAACATTCGTGGCAACCAGTGCGGCAATGCAGGAACAGCGGCAGTTCGTCCGCTCGCCTTTTCTACCATCTACTACAGCCGACCCGCCGCATTACGGTTGGCCGGATGCTCTGAAGCCGTCCGAAGGTATCTGGATTGAGGTAGAGCATGATTGTCCTGGAGGCTAGGCCGAGCTGATGGACCTGACCTTTCGCCTGCCGGGACCGTGGGGACCAGGCAAAGGAGCGAACCTTCAGCCGACCGAAGTTGACAACAACTTCTGGGCGTTGGCCGAGGCCATCGTCGATCTCCAAAGCAACCCCGCGCAGCCGGTCGGCATCGCCTCGATCAGCGTGTCGGGCACGCAGATGACGATAACCCTGACCGATGGCACGGTGATGGGTCCGTTCACCTTGCCCGTGCTCACCTTTCGCTGGAGAGGCGAGTGGGAGCCGTTTGCGGTCTACGCCGAGCTCGATGTCTTTACCGTGCTCAACGTCGGCATCTTCATGGCGCTGCTGGATCACAGCAGCGGCGCCACGTTCGATCCCGACATCGCGGTTGGCGGCGAGCCCGCCCTACAGCAGTTATTCGGCAGTGCCGACGCGAGCCTGGCGGGGTTGTCCGATGTCCAACTGACCGACCTGCAGCATTTCAATTTTCTGAAGTGGGATGCCGGGATCGCCAAGTGGATTAATACCGCGCTCGGCTCGATGGCCGACCAGTATTACGACGATGTTTTTATAACCGGCGGCCAGATCGGCGGATTGCCCGCCCCGCTGCTGCCCGGCGATGCCGCGACCAAAGCCTATGTCGACGCGCTGCCGGCCGGCATGACGGTCGACGACGCCACCATGATGGCGAATATCTCAGGCCTGACCGGGCCGGCGCTGCCGAACACGCTGTCCGACTTTCTGGACTATGTGCTGCTGACGACCGTTCGCGGCTCGCTGCTTTACCGCGGCGGCACGGGTTGGCTCGCGTTGTCGCCGGGTGCGGAGGGGCTGTTCTTGCAGACCCACGACGCGGGCGCCGACCCGACTTGGGCGGTAGGGGCTTCCGGCGTCACCAGCATTGCGGCCGGAACCGGCATCGACACCGGCGGCGCGGCAATTACCGCCACCGGCATCGTGTCGCTAGCCGCCGTCGCCGACGCCAACATCCTGGCAAATATCAGCGGCGCTTCGGCCGCACCGACACCGCAGACCCTGTCGGCCATCCTCGACCACATCCTGACCAATGCGCGCGGCACGGTCCTGGCGCGCAACATCAGTGGTTGGGTTGGGTTGGCGCCGGGGACCAGCGGGTATTACCTCAAGACGCAGGGCGCTGGCGCCGATGTGATGTGGGACGCCGCGGTGGGCTCGGGCACAGTCA